ATGGGAATGAGTTTCAACTCAACCTCACCCCTCTGCCGCTCGCAGTCCGCAACACTCAAAAAGTCGATGCTATCGTAGTACTTCTCCAGTTCCACCTGCATGTCCGGCATGATACCAAACGCGCGGTAGAAAGAGACACGTGCTTCATCAGTGACAACAGACGGTTGGACGCGCAAACCCTCTCGGCGCTCTATTGCGCTGGTGTTCCGGTGCACGTGCTCAACAAACTTGGCACGCGCTTTAACACCATTCCGCACAAAGGCACCATAGAAGCTCTGCAGCACGGGGCAGCCCGGCACCGTAGCCAGCCCGCACTCGCCCACCGCTCCCAACCACTTCTTCCACACACGCTCATTCTGGATAGGGATTAAACAAATGGGGTCCTTCTGCAGACAGGTACGCACGTTGCGCACCATAGTCCACCCGTCAACCAGCCTCACCGGCCTGGACTGACAGAACTCTACCTGTTCAAACTCGTACACAGGATCCTCCACCTGCATACGAAACCCGTACCGGGAGAAGAACTCCGGCACAGCCTCCAACACCAACTCGAGGTCACACTCCTCAAACATAAGTACGCAATCATCTCCGTTATTCGCCAACTCAGCCGTGACGCCCAATTCGTCACACATAGCATAAATCAACGCACACATGAGAAGGCAGTTGCCTAGAGATGTGTTGAGGTCACCTGAACACCTAGTGCCCTCCACCGAAAACGAAACCTCACCGTCCGGGCATCTTGCAACACCCTTATTGTAAAGCTGCATCTCCAGCAACTTCTCCAAGAACCCGTCCCCAAAGACGCGGTTGTAGAACGAATGCTCGTACTTGAGCGCGTTCACACCAACATGCATGTCGTACTTAGTCGCATCCAACCCCAACGCCACCGGCCTCTTGAACCTGCACCATTTACTCCGCAACACAGCCGCACTATCTCGGACATTAAGTCCTTTGATGACAGTGTGGTCAGTCACAGAGTTCCATGCATCATTGATGGCACGGAAGTACAGCTTCTCAGCTTTCTTAAGATACTGTCCC